TTCCACTTGCACGTCTTTCCATCCTGCGATAAACTTTCACAGAAAAAGAATAAAAGAGGATTGCCATGTATTACACACCCAACGATTACGGCTCTGGAGGCGGGTTAGCCGCAGTATCATTTATAATCGGGCTTGTAATGTATGCCTTTTTCAACTGGATTGTCTTTGCTCCGATTGCCGGATTTCTGGCTGCACGTTTCAGAAGAGCCGTGTTCCCGTGGGCATTTTTCAGCGGTTTCTTTCCGTTCATAATTCTTTGGTTGCTTGCACTGGGGAAACGTGAAGGAACAGGTGCTTTTAAAAAATGTTCAAAATGCAGCGAGTTGATAGAACAGGATGCGAAGCTGTGTCCCTATTGCCGAACAGACCAGTATCCTGAAGATATAAACGTTAAAAAAACGACAGGTTTGGTTAATAAAACTTGCCATAGCTGCCATGCTGTAAACAGCAGTGATGCTAAAGAATGTTTTGCATGTGGCAAGGAATTATTATGAAACACTTAATCATAATTGCATTATTAATTTTATCTTACGGCTGTGTGCCGAAATATACTGTTCCTACGGCTGACCCGTTACCTGTTGAACAACGGAACGGCATATCCAGCCAGACGATGGGGTTAATTAAACCAGACAGAAGAGCGGTATCATATTCGTATTCATACCCTAATAAACAAAAGATTTATAACGGTTATGTTTTACTGTTAAAGATTTCTGGATTGAGAACGGAGGGGATGGCGGTAACAGGGGCGGTTATGTTTGGAAAATCTCACAAATAACAATACTTAATGCGGTTGTAAACGTCACTGTGTCCGATGCATATGCAACTTTTGAAAAGTCTTTTCAGTTAAAACGAGCGATTGAAAGAAGCAATATTACTGGTTATGTATCAACCAGCAGTGGGAGCTACTCAAAAACGGTTTCAAACACCGAAACCTTCATCGATGCAGACATTTCAAGAGAGCTCACGGAAATGTATAATATACTTGTGTTGATGACAGATAAATTCATTGAATCGGCGAAAACTGAAAAGCCTGCGGGTTCGTCACCACAGCCTATGATAAAGAAACAGCCTGACAAATCGCAGGATATTTTTAAGATAAGGTAACCGGAAACACAGACTGCTTCGCTAATGCTCGCAGAGACGTAAGAAACCTATCCCACGCCGCCGCTTTTCCCCACAGCCGCAATCAGTCGTTGCATAAGCATATCATTGACCACCTTCTGTGTTCCCTCGTCTAGTTTCTCATCCTTCAGTGGCATGTATGGTCTTGCAGGGAGAGTAACGCTTTTGCCTCTGCCTGCTTCGCCGCCGAGCTGGTGAATACGTGCATATATCTTCCCTGCTGACAGGGTCACGCTGTCCTTTGTCGCCTCGTGTGTGACACTGGTGCGCAGTTGCCCGCTGTCAATGAGGATCAGCTTATCTGCCGAAAGAGCCGCCTTTGCCTTGGCTGTTTTGCCCTTCCCCTTTTTTCGGGTGTATTCGTCCAGTGTCGCCTGTTTGTTCGGTTCCCAAGGCTCACCCCACGGGGATTGCTGGTTCTCGAACGATTCATCGGTGATGTTCGCCAGTTCGTTGCCTATCTCCTCAAGTGTCGGCTGCATGTCCGAAAGTTCACGGCTGAGAGTTCCTAAACGTGCGTTGACCTCGTCTAATCCTATTATAATGATGGTTTGTGACATTTCTAAATTCCCTCTAAACAGAGATTCAATATAAAGAAAATCCACCCCAGCCCTCCTTTGTTAAAGGAGGGAGAATGCGGAAACTTGACAGATGCCCGCTACGGGCTTATCATATATATATCTTCGGAGAGACGGCACTGTGTAATCTGGCGATGCAGACCTTAACAGCCCGGCAAAAGACAGTGTCTAAGTCTGCTTTAATCTCTCCTGTATATTAACTTTTCAAACCTTTTCTTCTCTATAGTTTCAGCACTTTTTATGAAATACAGGGTTGAACCCTGCGTCTTGTCCTTCTGATATTCAAAAACAGCAATCAATGCCGAACGTCCGCCTTTTTCGTTTTCGTAATACTTGAAGAACTTCTTTACCAGCCGATGAGTGCTTTTAAGATATGCGCCGGAGGGCTGCTTCAGCTCTTCCAGCTCCAGCCAGATTTCGTCCGGCTCTTTTATGAGGTTCGCAAACTCCGAAACATAGAAATGCCGCTCCTGTTTCTTTATCTTTGAAAAGCCTTTTCCTGTCTCAAACAGCCCGCCGTCAATCACGGTAGGGTCGCCCACCTTATCAACAAACGTCCCCCCTTCCTTTACGCCCATGCCTTCAAAGAACGTTTTCTTCAGGTCTTCATCCGAAACATCCTCCATCACCTTGTCTTTTACAATCTTCGGCAGCTCCAGCGCGGACTTGTCCAGCTCCATCCGTGTCAGCTTGCCGGGCTTGTACGACATGCCGGGATTATATGCCCAGTCCGGGTGCGGCGCATAACCTGCGGGTAGCGGTGCGTCCTCCGGTGTAACCTTCCAGCCCCGCCGTTCAAGCTGTGCCTCGCTGTATGCCCGCACGGAACAGCGGCAGTTCCACGCGTTGGGCGGATAGTTCAGCTTCCAAAACGGGTCGCTGCGGTGGCGTATCATGCCGTTCAGAGCCTTGTGTTCCGGGCGCGTAAGCCCGTCCAGAATGGCAACATACCGCCAGTATTGTGAATCCGGCAGAGCCATCATCTGGTCATATCTGCCCTTGGCATATGCAACCCGCATATTCGTATGATAGATTGTTGACAGACGGCGGCTGTTGACGTTGATTGTCTTCACTTCGCCTGTCTTCGGGTCGGTCACTTCTGTTTTGCCCAGCCAGCCGTATTTCGCAAGCGTGGGCTTCAGCTCACGCTTCCACTGTTCAAAGGGTTTGCCGTTCTCCATAGCATCTATAAGACTGTTGTGAATATCGTTCAGCAGGTCAAGACGGGTAACCTTCGCAACCGTGAAAGCGTGGTTGTGCTGTTCCCGCTGCACCTCGTCATAGTTGAATGACAGTTTATAGCCTTTAGCTTTTAGGTAGCTGTACGCGTCTTTAGGAGGCTTGTTAAAATCTATTGAAATCATGATTATTCCTTAATGAGATTGCTTCGTCACATGCGCTCCTCGCAAAGACGAAAAGGGGTAGAGACTGCCGCGTCGTTGCACTCCTCGCAGAGACGTCTCTGCGAGCGAAGCGAAGCAGTCTGTGTTTAGGAGGGCGTACCGCTCTGTGGCTAAAGCGGTACGCGGTGTATACGGCATACTGTGGCTGAATATGCCGCCTATTGTTGTTCATCTTCAGCCTCGGCAAAACCGAGCATGAAAGAGTTAAATCCGAGCCTGTTCGTCATTTCCTGAACTTTGTCAATGTTCAGGGTTGGATATGCCGCCAGCAAAGCCTCTATCGCCTCGTCATAGTTCGCAGCGGAATTGAGTATCTCAGCCAGCTTCATATCTATTTCTGCTTCGGATTCAGCAGTAAGGCTTTTAATACCCGCCGCCGCATCATCCAGAACATCCGTGTTTTTTTTCTTCACCGGTTCAGCAAATTCAGCAGCCGGTTGTGCTGTGGGGTCTGTTACTTCGAACTCATCTTCCTGAAGCCCGTAGGCTCTTGAGTAGTATTTCTTATTAAAGCGAACGCCCTGTGTCGTCAGAGTGCTGTCACGGTCAGCGAGATCCTTGTCCACGTCTTCAGGATAGTAAAAGATGATTTCGGGATATGCGTTTGCATTTGCAAAGTTAAAGTCTATCAGCCAGCGGATAAGCTGATTAAGCTGCTCGGTGACCATATCCGCATCGGACTCTATTATGTCTGCCCGTACACCCGCATGAACTTTCCCCGCAGCATAGCTGCCGTTGTCGCCCACCTCTGTGGTGAGTGTCTGCCCAAGCAGAGCTTTGGATATCTCTCCGTTACAGAACTGGCACAGACGGTAATAGATATCTGATGAACCTTTGTCGCTGCCGGTTATGACTTGCACGGATGAATCATCCGGGATAACAGCGACAGCGTCTTGGATCATCTCATCCAGAGACTCCAGCAATGCCTGATTCTCTTCCTTGCTTGTGCCTCTGGGGGTTTTGCCGAGGAGAAACGGCATAGAATATTTCTCTGTGAACGTAGCCCAGAACTTCATGCCGCCCCGCTTGAAAACAACGCTCCAGAAACAAGCCGAAAGCGAAGCAAAGCCGTATGGGTTTTCATAGTCTGCTTCAAACGTGGGTATAAGGAATTTTTTGTCAGGCAGCAGCTCGCCCATGAGGCTGCCCATGGTCTTGAAACGTGGGCGGTTCTCGGTGTCGAAATTAAACCACTGCGGCGGTTTGCCAACAATGTCGGCGGCGATGAGATATTCTCCACGCTTCTGCCACATGATTTCGAGAAACTTATATCCGTAAAGCGGAGCTTCCAGCATTCCGGCAATTATCCGGTTCATCTTCAGAACGTTTGTGAATATATCGTTTATAAACTCCGTCTCTTTCGTCTTTGCCTTCCCTCTGTCAATCTCCCACTCCATGGAGCGCAGTCCGCTCTTGCGTGAAAGTATCTGGCTGAAGACGTGGCTGTCCGTCCGCAGTTCTTTGTAGACAGAGATATCCTGACCACGTTTTTTCAGCACCGGGTCAGGGTTGGGCAGATATCCGAAATAGCTGCCGAAACCTTCAGCTCTGCCACGGCTTGCTATCTCAGTATGAAGACTTTTATTGCCACGTCCGATGGGGACTTTCTGTGTCGGTGTAATCCATATCTCTTTTGCCACCTTGAGACCTCCTTTTCTTGCTCCCTCCTTTATCAAAGGAGGGTCGGGGTGGATTTTCTTTTTAATGTAAATCCCCCTAAGTCCCCCTTTGTTAAAGGGGGATAAAAGACGATGTATCAAAAACCCCGCTTAGAACCCGTTTAGATTCGTTTAGATTGCGCGTTAGATAAAAAATCGGGGGTACGTACCACAATGGGTTTAAACTTCGCCGTAGCCCCGATAATCGGTTCTGCTTTTTCTGCGGTGTCCGGAGACAACAACAGGCGGATCTGATGTGTTCTTGTCCGTTGCCTCAACAGCAAGTGCGAAAGACCAGAAGCGGTCGGCGTGTCCGGATGCATCGCTCTTGCCCACGTCAAACCGTACATTGCCGGATGATGTCACATGCTTGCGTATGCTGTGCAGGTCTTCTCTTATCTCAGGACGTGCCGGAACATTGATGCGTCTGTCCTCAAACTTTCGCAGCAGACCATATGCAAGCTGCTCTTTTACGGCGGCGGTGAAGCTCACAGGCTCTATGCGGAATTTACCGAAGGCTGTCACCGCTTCTTCTGCCATCTGCATACCCAGTCCCGTGCTGTCCATGCAGGCACGGCGGAAATCCGGATGGCTGAACAATACCCACAGCAGTGCTTTCTGCTCTGCGAACGGGGCTTTCTCAATCTCTATGTAAAAAACGGTGTCGTATGCCGAACCCGATTTTGTCAGTGCGGTAATGACCGTAAGGTCTTTCTTGCGTCCCACGTCCACGCCTATGTAAAGCCCGCCGGGGAATCGTGCGGTGCGGTCGTGTATGTCTGTGAAAGGCACAGGCTCGTCGTCTGTCTCGCATGAGCGGATAAGGTCGTATGTAAGAAAGGCTGTGGACTCATCCACGGGAACGCACATGTATTCCTGAAGCCATGTGGTTTCGTCTCCGCAGTTTGCCCGCTCTTCGTCCAGCCAAGCCTGCCGTTCCTCGTCTGTCAGTTCGCGTCGGAGAATCTTGTCTGCCAGCCCCTGTTCAACAGCCGTTGTGATGGGTGTGCTGTGCAGGCTCCATTTCAGCTTCCCTTTTTTGACATCCTGAACGAAGCGATAGTAACGGTTGCTCTGCCCGTTGTATGTGGAGAGGATGCGCAGTGGAAAACCCCATGTGATTGACGGACGTGCGGCTTTCCACAGAGCTTCCGCATCGTCATGAAAAGCATACTCGTCCAAAACCGTCTTTCCACCCTTCGAGCGGAAGCGTCTGGGGTTGCTTGTCAGCGCATGTATCTTTGAGCCGTTTTTGAAAGCGGCTGTCATTGCGGTGATGTCTTTTTCCGTGTCGATGAAGTCTTCGTAAAAGTCGGTGACGGCATAGTTCAGCTTGCCGCTCCAGAAGCGGATATAATCTATGTATTCTTTGCCCGCAGATTCGTCAGCAGAGGAGAAATAGACCTTGTTTACAACGTTTGCCATAGCGCAGTATTCCGTGTCCTCATATCCCTGAACAAAAGTCGCACCGATACGGCGGGACTTCTCCCATATCTTGAAGCGGCTCTGGTCTTCCAGCCATGCGTTCTGATACGGCAGAAGGTATCCGTTACTCATTCACTGTATCCATCAAGCCCTTGCGGAATGCCTCCGCAAGCTCCTCTTTCGTGGGCATAGGCTTTCTGTTCTCTGTGATGTCCGTGACTGCATCTGCGGCGGAGTCCTCGTATTTTTTCACCTTATTCATGCTGTCCAGCAGCTTGGTCAGTGTATAAAGTTTGCTCTGGCTGGGGTCGTTTTTGTTGTCGATGTCGATTTTTATTGACTCCATGAGCTTCCGTGTCAGCCCGTAAAGCTCTTCTGAAAAGCTCTCTTTCTGCTGAATGAACTGCCTGCGTTTGTTCTCCCAGTTGGCTTCGGTTTTCCAGTCCTGAAGCGAACGGACGGAAACGTTGCGCAGCCGGGCGGATATCTCCTCCAGCGTACAGCTCTCCGTGACATAAAGCCGCTCGGCTTCGGCGAAGTATGCGGATTTCTTAGCCATAGAGTGCCTCACGGAGCTTGTCTTTTTTGTCGCTCAGCCGTTTCAGTTCCTGCCAGTTTTTGTGAAGTTCGGTCATTTCGACTATCGCTTTGTCGATGTGCAGTTTTGTGATGTCCTCTTCGTGGGGGTTAAGATGGTTTCGTATTGCAAGGAGCCTGCTGTCGGCGAGGATGGCAAGCTCATTCATTTTGTTCTCAGTATCTGCAAGCTCCGCTTTTGTGAGCTGTCGTTCTGTGTTCATTTCGCACCTCTGTTTTCCCGCACAACGGGACATGATGTATTCGAGTCAATCTTCGTTTCTATCCGTGCGTTCTGAGCAATCTGGATGTTCATGGCTTCCAGAAATTCTTTCATAGTCTCCGCCGACTCTTTGTCGCTTGCCCGCTGTTCGTCTATGAGTTTCACGAGTAGTTCCCTGTTTTTTTCCTCTCTGGCAGCGTTGTCGTCCATGAGCGTCTTCTGCGTTGCCATAAGAGCTTTCTGAGTTTCAAGCTGCTTGTTCTGAAGCTCTCTGTCCGCCTTTCTCTGGGCATTGTGATAGATGAGAAAGACGAAAAGGAAACCTCCCGCCATTCCAAATTGTTTCAAAAATTCATAATCCATTACGCCTCCTTGCTGTGCCGCCAAACTACCTACAATTAAATGAATAATCTAATGCAGGGTGCAATGAACGGTTCATTAGATTGTTCCTGAAAAATCAATAAAGTGGCACTCATCGGAGGTAAGCATGAGTAAACGGATTGAAGTTTTTAAGGCGGGAACACACACCGCCATGAACGGAAAAACCGCAACATGGACAAATGCCGACCTGAAAGAGATAGCAGACAAATACAACGGACAGAAAGAGCATGAAGCCCCTGTCGTTCTGGGGCATCCGAAGGACAACGACCCGGCTTATGGTTGGGTTGAGTCTCTGGAAGCCGTGGGCGACACGCTTTTTGCAAATCTGAAAGACCTGTCTGCAGAGTTCATGGAGGCTGTCAAACAGCGCAAATACCCGAAGAGGAGCATCTCACTTTATGCTGATAAGCTCCTGCGCCATGTGGGTTTTCTGGGTGCTGTCCCGCCTGCTGTAAAGGGTCTGGCGGAAGTATCTTTCAAAGAGCTGCGGACGGACGAAGTTCCGGCAGATTTCGAGTTCTCATTTGCCGAGGGTGGCGAG